TCATCATAGGTAAGCGTAAGAAACCAACCGGGAACTATCTGCTTTCGCATTTCATGAAATACGCGAAACATCCAGCTAGAACGACGATTAGATAAACAGAACGCACACTTAGAGCAGGGTACCTTATGGGCAACTCCCTGCTTATCACGAACGACGATCATCTTTAAACACTCCATTACTCGCCTCTTTGAACCCTACGTGAAGGATGTAGACGACGTACAGAAGGAGGAAGCTCACCAGTACGACGAGCAGCCTTAGTAGGACTCTTATGAGTAGACAGACGAAGCTGTTGCCCTGCCATACCAAGAACACCACTTAACACCATTTGCATAATAGCCTGCGGGTTAGTAATGTCAAAATCTGCCCAAGACGATTTGACTCCGTAGTCCAATTCAGACAACTTATTCTGAGTAGCTTTCTGAATAAACTCAAGTCGTTTCACTCCACCAATCTCGCCACGATCACCAGTAAAGGCACTACCCATATTACGGAATAACTCATCACCGTATTTGTGACGGAACTCTGTTTCAAACTCGAACAAACCACTCTGAGCACGATCAGCAGCTACGCGCTGCATATTGTACTGATAAGGATAAAGAGACAACGCATTGTCTAGACGCGATAACTCCTTAGGATTCTTTTTCATAAGGAAATCTACCATTTGCCTAGATCGCTCTGTCTCAGTACGGGTCTTGTCGAGCGATGCCTCGGATAAGCGCATTCCTTGCATCCATGATCCCACCTGCATAAGCGTAGGCAGAAACGAAGCAATAGCCGCTCCGTACGTAGGAGCCTCATATCGATACTGGAGATTTGCAGGATGATACTGAGGGGTCGAGGCCGCATTGCCGGCATTTCCTTGGCCATAGATAAGGTGAGGACTAAGGCCGGCAGCCTTGAAACGGGCCATTTGTGATTCCGGATCATTGTACAAATTCTGCCGGTTCCAGTCTTGGATACTTCGCTGATACGCGAGTTCAGCTTCCGCTTTTTGTGCAGCAATCGTTTTATCCGTATTCCGGGCCGCTGCTTTACGATTCTGATTAGAGTCATACAACATACCTCCTGTGTTTATAAGCGCGCCGATGAAATCACCGCCGCCACTCATCCCGAACGTTGACTGTTCGGGGTTTCCGGGTTGATCAACAAAATCAGCCATTACGAAGCTCCTCCATAGCTTGATTAACAGCGGCAGCATGCGCCTTGCCCAAATCAATCTTGCCATCAAGTGGCAACTTAGGGGCGGCTTCATCAGCTGCGCGCATACGGAGGTAGCGTTGATAGAACACCTCCGTCATAGCATTAAGAACCTCAGGAGTATAGAGAATCTCCGAGAGTAACACATACACACCTTGAATATCCTTTTTTAGATACTCAGCAATTTGATCACGGGATAACTCCTTACCCATGAATACTTCAGCTTCCATTTTCGCTTTAACGCTCATAACAATAAATTAAACTTGTCAAACTGAATCGTCCGGGGCCGTCGGCTGTGGGAAACCCACTGCCGGCCCGGACTAGAAGACCACCGAAGGTGGTCAGCAGTGGCATCAGTTTTTAGCCCTGCTATTAGAACCTCTCGGGGCACCCGGTTATGGGGCCCCGGGATCAAACCCGGGCACCTGTCACGCCCCTAGGAGGGGGTACCCGGGACTTGATCCACCCCTATAACCGGGTGCCTCCACGGGATACCCTTCGTCCTCCATAACCACCTTTACGGCGGGAGGACTTTCGGAAAGATCGTCTACCACGTCTACGCATATATTACACCTCCTTTCTCGAACAGACACCAACTACTTGACATTCTGGTTGGTGTCATTTAGCATAGTATTATCAAGGGTACTACTATGCTTTTTTTCGGCCCGCTTTTTTTGGGCCTCCTGCTTAGCTTTCGCAGCGTTCTCTCTCTTCTCTCGTTCACTAGCTTCATGCTGCGCTACGAGGCCCTCATTGCGGGCCTTTATATCGTCTGCCATAGCAGCCTTATCGCCGAATTCCATTCGGCTTAACTGTTCGAGATCATGCTCCGACTGATCTACATAAACTCCTTCGCGTTTAACAACGTCGATAGGAATACCGCGAACAAAACGACGGACAATCTCCTGAATTGACATGGACTGGTCAGGCACAGTCTTTCCCCGGCGAACTTTCTTAAAGTCGACGGTAGTACGAGTACGTTTTGTATTTAACATAATTAACGAATTGAAGGGACACCGAAATAAGGAAGAGGACGTTTTGCGGTCAACCTATGGAAGAGTTGACACCACAGATAATCGGTGCCATCCTGTACAGCGAATATTCGTCGATATGTCTCCTCTTGCGCTGTGAAGTTCTCTAACATGGTAGTGAAATCCGGCTCTAGAACAGGCCTAGCCGTGAAGATACGGGACAAATGCCAGAAATCCAAAGTGTCCCGGAAATCGCCCGCAACGCGGTCGTTTTTGAACTTATACTCCGAGTAACGAGGGATATATCCAAACACAGACTGGTTCGGGCCATTAACAACAACATCATCAAAGTCGAAGAAGATCTCTTTCGACAAGATCTCCTGTTCACCAAGATTAGCAAGCTCAGGCCACGCGTGATCGTACTTAGACTGACGAGTCCACATCTTATCGATACCCTGCTGATACGCAGTATGAGGGACAATAGACATTATACCGATCACCCAACCGTGCTCCTGACAACGATAGGTAAAACGGTTGGACTTACCAACAGAAATACCGTGGCCAGCCATATCACCAACTGGAACGTCATCAGTATTAGCAGTAGACAACACCTGTGAAATCGTAACAGGTTGCTTACCTCCGCCGAGATATTCGGCACGCTGAAGCCTAAAATCAGGAACCCTAACATTGAAGTGTGATTGAATTTGTTCGATGTAACGACCTCCACCGCGAGCGTTATTCTCTAACCACCGTTGGATAGCGAGAGAACGACGAAAATCATTAATCGTAACGTCGCTGTTAGCGATCGTAATCTGATCAATATTCTGCACTTGAACTGACTGAACGCCGGCCGAATCGACCTGGAGGTTTCCGAGTATATCAGTTTGGAAATCGGTAGCAAGACCGACCGGAAGATGAGGATCAGCTGAGCCATTAATAGTAGTAACAGGCTTATACGTAAAAGCCGCATCACCGGCGAGAGGTAAAAGAACCTCAGCACCGCGCTGTGCCCAAGGCAACGCAGAAGTAAAATAATCCTTCTGCCACATGCGCTGGCGAATATTAAACAAACCATGATCGAACGACGTAGTAGTAACATTACCAGTGATCTCGAGATCGAGATCAAGTTCGTCATCGAGATTAGGATCACGAAACCAATCATTCCAAATCTTTGCATAAGCACGGAACGGAAGAGCTGATATCTGCTCTTCAGAACCACCGCCGGCAGCATTAACCGGAAGGCCGAGATAATCCCACAACGTACCTTTGCCCATAAGGGCAGGGTTAGAACTGGTAAGAGACTCAGGTGTAATGAAAGGAACGACGGCTGCAGAGAGCCCGTCTTGACCACCAGTAATAAAATCCTCCCAATGATCAGTTATAATACGATTGGGAACGAAAAAGAAATGAGTGGTAACATCGATGCGATGCATAACAGGAGCAAGCATCGGAGCGAACCGAATAAAGGCGGTCATTTGATCACGAATAGTATCACCCGGGACCGCATCCATCAATAACACTGGATAAAGATATCCAAACTTACCAGACATTTTAACCTCATGTGAGAGGTCGAAGAGGTTCCTATTTACCTTTGCGGCAGGAACCTGAGTAAACAGATTAGATGTTCTGCTCATAACATTTCATTAAATTTAGTTTTACTTATAATACGACGGGCTTCTTCAGCCCTGAGCGCCTGCATATAAATCAGCGCCTCCTTTGGTCTCATACCTCGTAAAAGACACTCGGACAATTTTTCACAATGTTTTTCTCTAGATAACCATGAACTTTTATACGCCTCCTCGCGCATTTGATATTTAGTAAAAATCTTATTCTTATAATACCTCGGAAGGGCTACACGACTACCGTCAATCATACCAAATAAAATAGGATTCTCATAATCCATAGTGTGATAATCATACACAGCAGTAGTAAGATATCCGAGACCGATACCCTGAGAGAATTGGGCACGAGTACGCTCTATACCATCAGCATCTTTCACTTTAGGCTGAATGATATATTTAAGAGTATACATAGCAGATTGCATAGTGATGCGACCAAAATGAATATTGCCAAGAACGGAATTATCCTTAGAGCTTTTCCAGCATTCTTGTAAGAAGGTCGTAGGAGCATCAGTCCATAACAACATATGATAATGAGGGCGATGAGTTGCGCTGCCATACTCGCCCACACAAATGTATTTAACATAGTATTTAGCTTTACGAATACGTTTTATATAAAGTTGGACATCACGAAAACGCAAAGAGAGTCGCCCATCGGCGACTCTCTTAACATGCCGTTCATCATAGGTAAGCGTAAGAAACCAACCGGGAACTATCTGCTTTCGCATTTCATGAAATACGCGAAACATCCAGCTAGAACGACGATTAGATAAACAGAACGCACACTTAGAGCAGGGTA